TGAGTTATCTTCTAATTTTTCTGGTTTTAAATTTATGTTAAATTCAGAATCAGGTATGATTTCTAACTTTAAAGGATCGACCATGAGAGCAGCAATTTGAACAGGACTGCAGGAGTTGGGGTCTGTTCCGTCTGTTTCTAAATCAAATACACAAATTTTATGAAAATTAGACATTTACTTTAACTTCCTGGTTGGGGTTGATGAATACTTTAGTAGCAGGTTGAGATGCTACACAAGAGTTGACTGACTTACAACAAGATATTTTAATCGGTTGTAATTTCTGATACTCAACATCATTATGTACAAATCTTGAATTTATGGATAAATCTGCAAATTTTTTAGTTATCATGGGTGTCTCCTTGTGATAATTCTGCTGATATAGACATAATTTTATCTAACATAGCAATACCTAGAATGTCAAATTTAATCATGCCAAGGGCCTCTAAATCTTGCATCTCCATTCCAGCTATCTGTTGTTTATTTTTGGTATCTAAAACCATAGGACAAATATCTCTCAAAGGAGTGCTACTAATAACTACACCAGCAGCGTGCTTAGATTGATTAGACTTCGTTCCTTCCAAGCGAATAGCCTGCTCAAATCTTTTAGAGAGTGGACCGGCCAATTCTCCGCTATCATTAATATAGCACCATTCCTTTAGTCTGTCAACATTATTTTCTAATGCCCATCTGATAATAGAAGATTCTCCTGTATTTTCTTTCATTTCTTGCAGTTCATCTGCGATTTTAGCTTCGTCTGGTATATTTTTGGTGATATTATTCATTTCTTCAAAATTGATATTTCCATAAACTCTTAATACCTCTTTTAAAGCCCCTCGACCTTTCATAGTATTATATGTAATCATTTGAGAAACTTTATCTTCACCATACTTATTCTTTATATAAGATATGACGTTTTCTCTTTTATTAATGGGAACATCAACATCAATATCTGGCATAGAAACTCTATCTTTAGTATTTCTACCGGAGTTATAGAATCTTTCAAAAATAAGATTGTACTTAATAGGATCTATAGAAGTAATACCTATAAGATATGAAACCAAACACCCAGCCGCTGAACCTCGTCCGGGACCGGGAAGCCATCCTTGATTTCTAACATAATTTACTATATCAACAACGGTTAAGAAGTAGCTAGATAAATTTGCCCCTTGCAATACATCTAATTCTCTTTTTATCCTGTCTACATAAATTTGATGTTTTTCTTTGTCTACATCATTAGCTATTTTCTGCTTCCATCCTTGTCTACATAATTCTCTTAAATATTCAGCTGGGTCAGCATTATTTGGACAATCATACGGAGGTAATATAGGAGCGCTTAGAATATCATATTCCTCGCACATACTGTCAATTAAATTTGTGTTTTCAATTTCTTCTTCTGTATGCAAATTAGAAATTTCTTCTTGAGAGAGAATGTGATAATTGTCTGAAGTGAAAAACACCCCCATAGGAACTTTTTCATTATTTAAACACTTTTTGTTGATATCTATTAGTGTCGTTTTTAAATTGTTACATAATAGTATTCTTTGGTCTATAGAATCTTCTTGCCTGCAATAGTGAGCATCTGGAGTGCAGATGATTTTACATTTAGTTTTATTAGATATGTTTCTAACTATGTCTGTCATCTCTTGTTGCTCTGGATTGTTTTCCCTGTCCATAAGTTGAGCTTCTAAAAAGAAATTATCTTTACCAAACATATCTTGCATTTTGGCTACAAATTCACAGCCTTCTTTAACTACAGACTCATCTTTATTTTTCTGTATAAGATTAGCAATAGTAGATCCTAGATGTCCACAATAACCAATCATATCGCCCTCTAAAAACTGCTGTAGATCAGTAAGGGATAATCTAGGTTTGTGATAATACCTAAGTTCTTGATTGCTGAAAGATACCAATTTAATCAAAGAGTCCCAACCTTTTTTATTTTTAGCAAGGAGGAGGAAGTGACTAAGTTTTCTGTTTTCTGAATTTTTAATATCTGAATCTTGTTCGCAGACATATATTTCGCAGCCTAGAATAGGCTTAATACCATTCTTCTTCATGGTTTCATAGAATTGGACACATCCAGATATTGTGCCATGATCTGTGATAGCACAAGAAGACGCTCCTATTTCTAGAGACCTACTAGCTATTTGAGAAGGCTTTGATAATCCATCCAACAAAGAGTAGTGCGAATGCACATGCAAAGGTATGTATTGATTCATTCTGTTGATCCGGGAGCTTGATACTTTCCAAATTTGTGATTAGGGTGTTTATATATATTAGTGACAGCGTCGATACCGTACAAGTCTAAATCGTGTTTAACTTGCTCGCATTTAGTCATTATATAACCCGGTGTTGTTCTTTGATTATCTCTGTATTCTTCCATAGGTTCTATATGAGTATCTTCAAAAGTTGTTTTTCCGAAATGACACAGCTTGTTGCACATCCAACTTTTTTTAAGAAATGGTTTTCTTGTATGCTTAATATGTTCAAATTTTTGTCTTAGTAAATGTTCTGTTGCTTCCATATCAGAATCGCCAAAACATACAGAGAAAGGACCCCCGTCATTTATGAAATATATAGAAAAAATAACATATTTAATACTGGGATATAAATTTTTAATAGCATAGTAATATATTCTTAATTGCGGATCTACCTCAAGTTTTTCTTGAGTCTTTTCTTTTCCCGTAGCCCAATCTCTCCTTTTACCTGTTTTCCAATCGATTATTTCTATAGTGTCTTTATTGACTAAAGTAATTAAATCTATTGTTCCTTTTAGTGCTAGTTTGCCAGACAACTTACCCTCTGAAGTGTCATAATCATAGTCTGCCCATGTCTTATTGATTTCAAAATCAAAATGCTGCTCTGGTTCTAAGATATCTCTATTTCTAGGATCAAACATTCCCTCATTAAATTCCAAAGCTTTATATACCCATTCTCTACANTCTTTGCTGTCTCTGGGTTTCCAGTTATGGTGACTGTTATGAGAAGAATAATAATCATACACTTGTTTAATAATTTCTTCTAAATCATATTTTGCAGTACTAATATTTCCTAGTATATCATCTATAATTTCTTTTTTATCGTTTTGTAAACCTTGTTTTATAACGGCTAGGATTTCTAACACTTTGTGTACAATAGTCCCTTTGTCAGCTTTTAGTCCAGAACTACCTCTCCACCCAAGAACATATTCAAAATAATATTGCTGAGGGCACATGTTGTGCGTGTTGTAGCTAGAAGAACGAAAGTAAGTTATAATCATATTATGTAGATGGTAATGTGTCTAACCATTCCTGGATTTGTAAAGATTGTTCATATATCGTTAAATGCTGATTGTCTAACACGTAATCAAAATTATTCCAATCATAGTTGTCTTCATCCAAAGCAGTTTCACTAATATGTGATGAATTATGTAAATCTCTAGTCAACCTAATTACATAACCTCCTGCGTTTTTAACTGCATCAACTTCATCCGGGAATCTACAATCTGTGATGATTGCCATCTTCGCCTTTTCTTTAGTTATTTGAGACATTATACTATCTATCCATACAGTTCTTTTGACTTTCCTGAATATGTCAGTACCAATAAACTGCATGACTTCTCTAGCGGATAGTTCTTGATTCTCCCAGTATAATCCGGTCATACTGTTTTTGTCTTCATCAGAACCATAACACTGTTGATAAGACATACCCAATACATCCATACAAACATTTTGTTTTAATGTATCAGCAAAATTATATATTTTTATATGCTGATCTAATTCTTTGTATAGATTACTTATTACAAAGTCTTTTTCTAATTCATATCTTGGTGTGATTTTATTATATAATTCATTGCCATATAAATCAGAAAGAATAATGTCGCCACTATCTTCTATTTTAATCTCTTTGGAAATTCCCATATTAGATAAAAATAGACTAATAAAAAAATTACCAATTGTAGTTTTCCCAGATTGCTTTCTTCCTGAAATCGCTATTATTGTACTCATTATAAACTCACATATTCAGTAAAGGTTTAACTTCTTCATTAATTTCTTGTATAGACATGTCTGCTATGTCTGAAGCTTTTATATTTATGTTTTTAACATTATAAGTTTTACAACATTTGTTTTTAATTTTTTCTGCAGCCTTCTGTCCTGCTTCGTCATTATCCATAATAGTTATTATATTCATGGCTCCCGAAGCATCAAGTATCATTTTCTGTCTATCGCTCATTGAAGAACCAAATATGGCCACGCTATTATGTATATCAGCTTCTTCTAGTCTCCATACGTTGCCCGGACTTTCAACTATAATCACCGTGTAGCTTTTTTTGATATCTTGTTTTGCAAACCATATATTGTATAAATAATTCTGAGTTTTAAGTCCCTTACTATGTCTCCATTTGCTGTAAAGAAACAGAACATTGTCGTTTGGGCATTTTGATTCTGCTTCGTGATAATGTTTACATTTTGGACAAACGGAAGAAACTGTTCTGCCTGTGCATCCTATCATATGCTGATAGTCATGATCATAGACAGGAACTACAATACGACCAAACATTTCTTTGCCAGACACGCCACAGTACCCTACGTCGTATTTATCTAAAATTTCTTTAGAAAAACCTCTATCTATATAATAGGGATGGGTCATGTCTAAGTGTTTTCTGACAACACTTCTTGGAACTCCGTTGGAGGTCTTTTCTGATTGATTGCTTGTGTTTTTAATAGCTGCAACAAATTTACTTTTATCTCTGTGAGTATGGTCAATAGATATTTTGTCTAGGTCTTGATTAAGAAAAGCTAAACAAAAAGTTAAAGTTTCTTGGAAAGAAACGGTTTTGTCTCCAGACTGTTCCCAGGCGTGTTTGTGTCTAGATAAAATACCTCTGATAAATCCGATAACGGAGCCCTTAAATACGTCTTCACAGCCATGAGTCCTACACTTCCAGTTACCTCTATAAGAATCCCCTTGAGGATATATATTTAAAGCTGTTGTATTATCTCCTCCGTGTATAGGACAAGCCATACTTAAAAGTTTGCCATTACAAGAATATTCAATATCAAATTTTTCTAACAATTCTTCAATATTGTCACACAATCCGTCACAGATTACTTTTAGTTTATCTTGACTAATTAAATGGGAATGTTTCTGTTTCTTCACCGTCTTCTCCAATAATAAAGCCATCCTTATCGTCTCCTATATTATTAACTACTTCTTGTCTAGTTTTGCCTTCTGTAATTTTCGCACACCAGCCTTTCATATGACAATTAATATAATCATTATCGTCTAAGCCTCCTCCGTGCCTACTGATAATAGGAACTAATTTTCTATTGCCATGGTCTGGACCATCTTCTGCTATCTCTTCATCTGTTTTTCTTTTAAATATACTAAAATTACTACATAACCATACAATTCTGTCGGAACCACTTGCTGCATCAGTAGTCTCTTTTGTTATGCCATCCCTATTTAATTGTATAAATGTGACAATAGGTATTTTATATTTTACAGCAAAATTATGCAGTGCTGTCATCATGAAGCCCAACACTTGGTACTCTTTCATATCTTGAGACATGCCTTGTGAGTCCATCAGTTTTAAGTAATCGTAAAATATAACACAATCTTTAGCTGTTCCATCACTATTCATTCCTACTTCTGTCATTATCCATCTTCTCATCAAAGATATCTGTTCATCAAAGCCTTTACCTGCAATAGACTTATAATACAGCTTAGAGTCTTTAATCTTTTGTATGCCTTTTTCTATTTTTGTTTTATTGCTAGCGGAATCTACAAATTTACCAGTTTCTATCTTATCTATAGATACTTCTGTGATCATTGCCAATATGCGGTTGATGTGGTCTTCTTTGTTCATCTCGGTATCTAAATTCAATACGGGAATACCAGCTTTACTTGCTATAAAAAATCCCATGTTATCGGACAAAAGAGTTTTACCTGTTTTGGGTCTAGCCGCTATAACATTTACTGTTCCTTTTCTTAATCCTCCACCAATAGAAGAATCATAGACGGGAAAGCCTGTAGGAATACCTACTTGTTCTGTTTTATTGTCTATAAGATGCTGAATATATTCGTCTATATCATCACTCATAGGCGCTGGGTGATTTTCTGTGTCTGTTAAACTTTCTGAAAAATTTAGTACTTTATCCTCTGCTATAGATAAAATAGATGATACATTTTCAGTACCTGTTACTTCTAGTAAATCATTTTGTGCAGATTGTAGGTTTTCTCTTAAGGATCTAGCTACTTCTAGTTTTCTAATTTGTGTAGCGAACTTCCTGGCATTATCTCTTTCTACGGGAAAGTCGATGACAGCTTTAAGGTGTTGGTTCTCTTCTTTTGTAGAAAATACTTTAGACATTCCTAATTCTTGAGCACTGCTATATATGGAAGCTAAGTCAATCTGATTTTGATTATTGTTCTCTATCGACTTTTTAATACACTGAAAAATATTGCAATTACTATCTATAGTAAAACACTTATCTGTTAATATATCTGAAACATCATAAAATATATCTGAACCATACTTGATGATGGCTGCTAATATAGCGCGTTCAGCGGAAGGGTTTGATAGTATCATTTTAGCCTGACTGTGTGGAACATTTATTGCATTTATATCTGTTTGCTCCCTCGAAAAGCAAACCCTGACTTATATTTTCTTCCCTACCGCAAATCCTGCATCTAACAGAAATGCTTTCCACAGAAGGTCTTGATCTAGGTGTGGGTGGGAATTGTTGAAGTTTTTCATCTATTTTGCTATCTTCTTTATGCATATTCATTTCGGGCATATCTAAAAATTTATTAGTAGACTCTTGCTTGTCTGGTTTTTTCCTAGTTGCTCTAGGCTTCTTTGTTGCTTTTTTCTTTGTTCTCTTTTTCTGTGTTGTTTCGGGTTCTTGTTCCGTGTCAGAAAGTAAGGAGCCCAACAAGTCTATAAGTTGTTGAATTTTTTCAGGATCTTGCTTTAATTTATTGATGTCCATTTTTATTCTTATTCCTATTAATAGCCATAAGTATATCCGAAAGATTTTTTATAGAGTTAGCAGTATATGATAATCTGTCCATTCTCTGTTTAGCATATTTTTTAATCTTGCTTAAAGATTGGGCAGCTTCATTGTGTTTAACTGCTTGGTAATATTTTTCTACATAGCCGTAACCTTTATAGGAGTTTAATTCGTCTGCTATAGTTTCTTTTATAGTTTCCTCAGCCCAATTATGTCTAGCTATTTCTCTATTTAAAGTTCTTTGTATATGAAAAGCGAACTGAGATAGTCTGTATGAAATTTGAGCTGTGTCTTCTGGAGATAATTTTTCAATTACATTTCTATCCATAGAAAAGTATTCATTAAGTTCCTTTTCGTTGATGAGACACTCGTTATATTTAGGGAAGCCAATACTATTTTCATAGGAGTCTAAAACCTCGTCCCATTCTTTGACTTTCTCTTTTGTATTCATTTTAGTTCTCTATTATTTCTTTCCATTGTTCATCTGTTTGATCAAACTTCAATTCTAGATGCGTAATATTGTTTAGCTCGCACCATTCTTTTTTCGACATATCTCGTTGTTTAGCTTTAATGAAATTAAATCTATTGCCGTGATAGTGTCCTATGAATTTATAATGTTGCTCTCCGTGAACTTCAATGCAGGTCTTAATTAGGGGTACATAAAAATCTAAATATAAAACTTCTTTTTTCCTGACATGAACTGGTATCTCTTCTAATATCTGTAGTGTTGGATGAACTTCTTTAAGTAGACTTCTTGTTCTTAGGTGTAGTTTTGACTTATTAAGCATTCTAGCATGAGAAGTATTGCCTGTCAATAGCCAATTTGTAGAATTCCCTTCCAGGTCTATAACTATCATTACTAAATACCCATAGTCTCTTTAATTAAAGCATAGAGTTTTTCATAAGATCCCGGATTATTCACTATATATTGTCTAACTTTTTCTACCCCTTGAGCCTTGGGTTTTTCTTTTTCCTCTACAAAACTAAGAGTATACCATGCTCCAGCTTTTTGAATAAGACCTAAGTCTATAGCTAGATTAACTACTTCCATTTCTTTATCTATGCCCTGTCCATATCTTAAATAACTAGTAATAGATCCTCCCGGAGGACCTAATGCTGAGGTGACGACTTGCCATGTTACCTCTTGCCCTATTTGAGAGTTGGTATCTTTATTTAATAGCCAAGGTGAGAAAGTTTTAGCTCTAAGTTTAATGTCCGTTTGATATGCTACGGCTTGACCACTCTTTTCTTTGAACTCTGCACCATAACCTGTTGGGTTTCCCATAAGGTGTGTAATACCAATTACTAAATTTTTGTTTACAGGAATAACATTGGCAACTTTTCTACAAAACTTAGCTAAGAGTTTAGCTCCATCTGCTCTTTGCATTTTATTCATATCTGATGTAATTTCAGCTTCTGTACATAAAGCTG